CTCAAACTCCCGTGGTTCGACCGAACGCTCCATCTGTCCTGCTGAATCCTTTTGCATTATTCTAAGACTACTCGTCAAATGCTACATCTAATTGTCAAAGACGGAGTCGTAATCGTCCACCCAGGGATCTTGGTCGATGCAGAAGTTATTAGCAAATTCTGAAAGGACGTAAGGATTGAGTGTTTCCTCTAGTCTCCGCACTGCTCTGACCTGGTGCGGTGCTGCAGTGTAGTTGCGGAAAGCAGTCAGAAGGATTTCGGTTGAGGACCAAGGGTTTGCATCGATCTCCTGGAGGAACAGATTGACCTCTTCCCGGCGGCGATCGATGAGGCCACCAACGACGTGATGGTATTCATCAAAGATCCAGCGGCTCATGGAATCAGATGCCGTCTTGAAATCTTCTTGTTCAATGGCATCGACAATCTCGCTGTACAGGAATGGTTCCCAACCAATGGAGTGTACAAACGAAATCAAGGCCTGACGCATGCAATCATCCAAGCCCAGGTTTAGTTTTTGCAATTCAGTGTCAATGATGCTCACCTCGTGGAACAAGTATTCCAACGCTTTTTCTTTACTACAGCGTTGCCCTTGTTTAACAGGTGAACCGTCTGGATAAAATTGAGTGCCGAACCCAATGGTATAGGGCTCGGCACCAGTGGCAGGATCTGCGTATGCCTTCTCGTTAAACCCTTCGTATTTACGAATTAGGTTAATGGCATGCGCAAAATCAGCCATGGTAATAACAAATAGTTATCACCAATATACACAATTTTTACTTGCCTTGACCCCTGGTTTTCTTACGGCCGTGATTAGGCAAAGAATTGCGACCTTGGCCTTGACGCGTTTTCTTGGGTTTACCTTCGATGTGAATGACGTTGGACTTAGGCTTGGCCATGCTGACAAAGAATCAACACATTCAATTTAGCAAGAACTCACCATTTCACGCGGTGGCTCCAGTATCTGGCGGACATGATGTCAGGGTTTGGATCTTGAGCATTGTGGCGTGCGTAATAAGAACGCTTTCGAGCTTTGTCCTTTTCTGTTGTGGGGTTCTTGCCAGCGCCTTCTACACCCTGCTGACCAAAGCGAATAATTTTTTCTTCTCCACCTTTACATGCTTTAACAACATGCGACTTAGTTGGATGCCCTGGAGTTTTGCGGGGTTTATTACAGGGCATTGAGTCTTTATGTAGCTTGGCCGCTTTAGCTGCTTTTTTATGTTGTTCTGCCATACTAACAATTAATTACAAATCAAAATAAGAAGGTGCACCTTCGTCCTCCTCATCTTCAAAGTATTGAAAATAAGTAGATCGCTTTGGTGTATATGTCTCCGCTTGTTTTATATTACTATCCTCATCTTCATCTTCAATCATTGAACTGATTGAACCCATTGCCGCAAATGGATTTGAAAAATCAGGCATACTAAAACCAAGTAAATTTTTAGCTGTCATATCTGTACTTGAAAAAGCTTTACCGCTTGCAGGTAATAAGTCTTTATCTTCTTCTGTGGCATCGGGGAAGAAATCAGTGTAAAAATCTGTTTCAGTTCCCTTGTAACCTGCTTTTTGAAAGATCGAAAACAACTTTGATTGACCTGTTGAAGAAACCTCTTTCTCATCGGAATCACGTTGAATATATTCAATCCCTAATTTTTCTTGGGTTGGTTTAATCCCTTGTTCGTTTAACTGTCTAATACGTTCTCGTATTTCAAGAGCAGGATCAGTGCTCAAGATTTTTGTTAAACTTTCTTTTACTGTTTCAGCGGGATCAGTAACTTCATTTACGCCGATTTCTTTTAAACGTTGTTTTAATTCTTCCGGTAAAGCTTCCAGGTTTAATTTTGCAACTAAGTCTGTTGCTTTTGATTCAGCAGAAACAAAGTCTTTGAAGACAGGGTTTGAAAGAGAAGATTTTTCCGCTTCTAATGCTTTTGTCAGATCACCTCTAATGAATTCAGCTAAATCAGCTCTTGTATAACTATCCGCTACTGGGTCATAATTTTTATCTTTACCAAGAATCTGATAGTGCAATCTCGCAAAATCACTCTTGTCTTCTAGGTTTACACCATATTCATACGCTAGTTGCTTCCAAGTCTTGCCATCTTTTACGATCGCATCACTATTTCTAGTGTCCCAATTAGCTTGCACACTTTCTCGCTGTTCTTTGTAGAAAGCTTCTTTGGCTAAATGAGTAACGCCTTCGAGTACTTCTGGGTTCCAATAAAAATCGGGATTAAAGCTTTTGGTTGTCGTTTTAGTTGTTAAATCATCGATGAAATTAGTTGCTTGATGAATGGCAAGTTGCTTCAATGCGTTTGATGCAAGCTGCGTCTGCAGAACGTTTTGCTCATCTTCTTTAACATCCATGTAGCTGATGAATTCAGACATGGATTTTGAAGTATTAAAGCGAGGACGCAAGTATTTTTCAATGAAATCTGTGGCAAACTGCTGATCAATCTTATATGTTTTTGTTGTATCCGATGGATCTCGAATTTCTTGCATTTGCTTGTAACGCTCTGCAAGTGTTTTATCAAACCAATCTTGCCAGTTGTATTCAACTGAAGCGCCAAGTCCAAGACCTTTTTCCAGGCTGGCAGATAATCCTTTCTCTAGTTCTTGACCTTTCCCAAAACTTAAGAAGCCTCCAGCGCCAATATCACCGAGGATTGAGTTTTTAATGTCTTCTTTTAAACTGCCGGAATTTGGTAAACCCATGCTTGTGTACATGGATTTTATTTCTTGTTTTTTTAAGTTCTTGTTGTACTCGTCTAAGGTTTGTTTTAAAACATCAGCAGATAAAGCTCCAAAGACTTTTTCGCCTTGAACGTCGACATAGTTTTGAGCGGCTAGCTCTGCCAGCGAAGAAGGTTGTTCTTCTGAAGTGCCGAGTAGTGCTTCACGTAAAATTTGTTGCTCTTGATATGTAGATGGCCGAAGTTCCTCGGTATAGGTATCAAGTTGTTTTTGTTTACCAGGCAGTCCGCCTGGAGCCCCGACAAAGGTGTAATCTGAATGGAGATAAGAATCAAGTGTTGGGTATTTTTGAGTTATATCTACATTTGCTACTTTCTTTCCGCCAAAACTTACGTCGCTTGAAGCTTTATTCCATTCTTCAACTTTGTTCGGAACCAAGCCAGCATAGAACTTGGCATCAAAGTTGGCTAAATCAGCACCTTGTTTAGTTGAGTCCCATGGGGTAATATTTACGGCGCCTGTGTAAAAATTTTCAAGTTGCGATATTGTGCTGTCATCAATGTATTGTTGATATGGTGTATTGCTTGATTGAAAATTTCTGTCTAACGACTCCAAAAGAGTTTTGTAGTTTGAATTGCCTGTACCAACAGAATTAAAATTTGTTGCTATTGTCTGTGCAATTTGCAATTCTTGCGACGTTGCGTCGGCAGGAAGGCTGGGAACCAGGTTGTTATTTTGAATGGTAAAACGAATCATGATGCCTTCTTGTGACTCTGCAAGTCAATCAGGTTAAAACTATCTGGAATCATCCAGGTTTTTATTCTATCTAAATTTTCTTGTGTAAAAAAATCCTGTTGTTTGTACCAGGTTTCCATGTCGGTGGAAGCTTTGTTTGAGTTACAGCGGCAACAGGCTGGAATTAAGTTATTCCTATTTGAGCAGCCCGACTTGAAACGTGGTACGATGTGGTCCAAGCTGGTCGCACTTCCGTTGCAGTAGCCACATTTATGATCCCAGGCTTGGTATATACTTTCTCTAAATCGTTTCTTTGCAAGTTTTGGCGTTAATTCAACTAGCAGGGCAAGGGGCTCATGCTGGTTGCAAAACATGCTATTTAATTGCCGTTAATTTATTCTAATTTCCACACATGTATAAAGAACTGCAACGCAGGTATGAAATTTAGATTAAGAAACGCAATGGGTCGCAGCGGATCGATATGCTGCGAAGGCAAGCGTTGCATGCGCCATGTCACAGAGCACCGGATGGGTGTCAATCCAGAAAGCTGAGGAGCTTCTGGGCATTGACCGCAAGACTCTCTTCAAGTACCGCGATGACGGCACCCTGAAGCTTGGCCCGCACTACGCCGCATTTCCGGAGACTCGTTCCAGGGATGGCTATCGCTGGAATGTGAACGCCGTCAGGAAACAACTGCGTAAGATGGAGCAACCTGTTGAGATGGCTGCTTGAGCTTATGGTAAAAACTCTTGCGTAAACGATGGGCCAGGATCAAGTCTGTCACGTTTAACTTGACGTCTTGATACGCCATCGCTCGATACAAGGACGAACAAAGGGGACCAAGGCAGCTCCAGATGTCCTGGGGCTGCTTTTCTTTGAGTTGAAACAAAGAAACCCACTGCGGGTGAAGTGGGCGGACAGGGCGCTTCTTGTCGGCAAACAGTATGGTGTCACCTTGCCAAGACCATTCTTTGTCGCGGAATTGATCTGGGGTGATGCCAAAGGTAGCGACCATGCCGTAAAGCCAGGCTACGGGCTTGGTGGAGCGGCGTGAATCAAGGTGGAAGTAATCATCCACGATGCGCTGGTCCAATGGAGGGGAATGTCCCATGGCTGTAATGAACTGAAGTACGCCCACCATATCTCTCGGGGTACACCAGTAATTCGTTTTTAAGGAATCCTTAATAAGTCTCGTGAGACTCAATATAAGTATATGTTATGTGATATTTTGACATGTTTTGAGGCATAATAGGAAATACTCAAAACCGGTACATGACTAACGATTACGAGTTTGAAAAAGCATATTGGGGTGATTGCTGCAATACGTTCGATGAAGAGCAAAAACATTTTGTCTATGCCAGCTTGATGGGAGTCAAGCGGACTCACTTCAGTTTTGATGCAGGCAATAAGAGTGTGATGGACATTGGGGCTGGCCCGGTATCAATGCTGCTCAAGACAATTAATCTGACGAAGGGAAAAGTTGTCGATCCAATTATTTATCCCAGGTGGACACGTGATCGCTACCTGGCGCACAACATCAATGTTCTTGTATCCAGGGGAGAAGATATTGAAGAAAGTGGATGGGATGAGGTATGGATTTATAACTGCCTGCAACACACCGATGATCCCGGACTAATCATCAAAAATGCATTGAAGGCAGCTAAAGTTCTGCGTTTATTTGAATGGATTGATATCCCAGCTCACGAAGGACATCCCTGTGAACTGACGCAACAATCACTTGATGAATGGATTGGCGCCAAAGGTAATGTTGCCAACCTCAATCATTCTGGGTGTTATGGCAAGTGTTATTACGTAGTTCATACCAGCCCTTACGCCAAAGATCGTTAAGGGTCTGGAAGACACGGTCGTACATCTTGCCGCAGGTTTCCAAGCTGTAACGCTGACGTGCAGTGTTGGCGATCTTGCGTCGATCAAGGGTGTCTGCGTTGTGGATCGCATCAACCCAATCCTGAAGCGTATGACACCTAAAGCCAGTTACGCCATTAATCACGGTCTCCGTGAAGGCGCCATAATCAACGGAAACTAAGGGTGTGCCGCACAGCATGGCTTCTACGCCACTGCCACCAAACGGTTCGGTAAAGACTGTTGGCATCAATGCAGCCCGTGCATTGCGAAGAAAGTCGGACCTTTCGGTGCCGTGAATGGGACCGCGATATTCAATGTTGGGGTGGTTCCAGGGCGTTGGATCTCCTTGTCCGTGGAGCACGATTGGCCAGGGGCTGTGGTCTGCAAGTGCTTTGATTGTGTCCATTCCCTTTTGGCTGCAGATACGCCCAAGGAATGCCAGGTAATCACCTGCTTTGTATTTAGGTTTCCACTCCGTGATGTCGAAGTAATTAGGAATCACCCACTCGTAGTTACGTCCACTGCGGTTTTCTTTGCCCTGGTGGTAGTGCATCCAGGCGTATGACTCGAATATCCTGTAGCTTTTCGGCATCAAGGTTGGATAACCAATCCCTGTTTCAACGTGCTGATGATCTGGGAAGTGATCCATCAATACTTGATGAGCGTGGCCAAAGGGATGACAGATGATGTCCTCTGGTTCTAAGTTGCCCTTCAGGTGGACGATCAGACGGTCCTCAAAGAGACGATGGCCATCGCTACCGATGGTGGCATCATCACCATAGAAATCGGTTGCTTTTCGCTTGTTGTAGAGGTCGTCAAATTCTGTATCGGAGATAATTGGTATATGTACCGATGCCCCTGCCTCGCTGGTGCCATTGGAATATTCAATTACTTCGTAGCCCTGTGCTTGCATCATGCGCGGAAAGCGCAATGCTTTGCCAGTAAAAGCACAGTGCGAATATTTAAGTTGTGATTTGGTATGGAAAATACCAATCAAATGAAGACGAGGTTTTGCCATCTACGGTGATCATGTCACCGCAATATAGCGTTTTGGCACGTAGAAAGCAGCTGCAACCATGACATGACGCGAAGATACAGAAGCTGTACAAAGAATGCTGCCTGTAGATCCAGTGGTTGCTTTGACGCCATCAGCGATGCCAAGCGTTGTGTCAGCACCAAGGTTGGTATTTGAATCGGCACGTTCGTACCAGGTATTCGCAGTTGGTTGTGTTGTTGTGTTTGTTGCGCCACTTGCTACACTTGGATCCGTGGCGTCAAATGCAGAAACTGTAGTGTTATCTGCACCGCAGAATCCGGCAACGATCAACGTGTCTTTACTTGTTACGTTGATAGCTGCAGTTGAAAGAGCTGTTGCGTTTGCTGCTGCAGTACTGGAAGAAGACGCCATAAATCTGGGTGTGCCGTTGCTTGCCCTGTAAATCAAGATACGGCCAAGCCCAATATCACCACCTGTTCTTGTAAATGTGTTAGCCGGTGCTGCATCGCCGCGAACAATTGATGCAATTAAACCAGATCCAATTGACGTGCTAGCTGTTGTACTGGTATTGCCTGTGTTTTGAGTTTCGTGGATTGCCCAATCGGCTGGTGCTGTAAAACCAACGTTACTCCTGTACGCAATAACAGCTACATATAAATCCCCCTTCTGACCACCTGCCGGAAGTGTGATGGCAAGGTTTCCGCCGTTTGCTGTAGAAGCTGCGCCAACGGCAACAAGTGTCCAGGCAGTCATAAGTCAGAACAGAACGGTGACGTGAAATTGATCCACTGTACCAGCGGTCGCAGTTGTTGTTAGCCACACAAAACTACCACCTGTAACAGACGGGTTGTCAAATGTTGTTGTCGCCGTACCTGTTGTTGTATTGGTTGTCGTGACGCCACCACTGATCAACTGCGTGCCTGTTGTACTGAAATCAGCATTATGGCGAATGTTAAAAGTAACGCTAGGGGATGTTCCAGCAACCAATGATTCTACGTGGCTAATTGTAATTGCAGTAGATGTATAAAACAGTGGAATCTTTTCACTTGTTGTTGGGTTAATTACAGTAATTGCTTTAGGAGAAGCAGGGCCTGTAGCTCCAGTGGCGCCTGGATCCCCTGCAACGCCAGTGGCGCCTGTCACACCAGTAGGTCCCGTGGCTCCAGTAGGTCCCGTGGCGCCTGTGGCACCAGGATCACCAACGCCTGTGGGGCCAGTAGCACCTGTTGTTCCCGTCAAACCAGTTGGGCCTGTTGCTCCGGTAGCCCCTGTCGCACCATCAGCACCAGGGGTGCCAACACCCGTAGCTCCTGTTGCACCTGTAGCGCCAGTAGCTCCGTCAGTACCAGCAGTTCCCGTCGCACCCGTAGCTCCTGTGGCACCATTTGTTCCTGCCGTACCAGTTGGGCCAGTAGCTCCGGTAGCACCTTGAATACCTGTAGGTCCCGTGGCACCAGTGGCACCGTCAGCTCCAGTGACACCCGTGGCTCCTGTTGCGCCAGTGGCACCTTGAATACCAGTCGCTCCCGTGGTACCAACACCGGTAGCGCCCGTTGCTCCTGTGGCACCATCACTGCCAGCAACACCTGTAGCCCCAGTGGCGCCTGTGGGTCCAGTAGCACCAGTAGTACCTACGCCTGTAGCACCTGTAGCACCTGTGGCTCCGTCAGCACCTGCAACACCAGTAGCTCCCGTGGCACCAGTTGTACCAACACCAGTAGCACCTGTAGCTCCTGTAGCACCATCTGAGCCAGCAACACCTGTGGCACCGGTTGCACCTGTGGGACCTGCGACACCTGTGGGTCCAGTGGCACCTTGAGGACCGACGTAACCAAGAGTGATGGCTGTTAGCCAGGAACTTGGTGTTGTTCCAGAGTGCAGGAAGTGGACTGTAGTGTTACTTGTATTTGTTGTTTTAGCGTAAACCTTTGTGACAATTCGATCTGTAGTGCTAAGCGGAGTATATGGAGTCGTTAAAACGTTGAGTTCTGTATAGTAATTTTCGGCGGTAGCGTCAATTTGAGGGGACTCTACAGAGAAAATTTCAACTTCAGTCCCTCCTGTGTCGCGCTTGTAAATGCGAAAAACAAGTCGCGAATCTCCGGCTGCATCAGAAACGTAAGCCCAAAACCGGATTGTGTATTCCCCTGTAGGTAATTCTTCTAAGTTTGGATCACCTGATGCAGTTGCAAATTCTTCAATTAAGACTTCACCGCTGGTGCTGTTAACAACAGCAGTCATGTCATCCTGTGGTGCGCTGTCGGGAATATCAGGAATTAAGCTTTCGTATCCACTGATATCTGAGTTAATTTGAGAGAAGTACCAAATACGTCCAGATGCTGAAATACCAGCTGCACCTGTTGCACCAGTGGCACCAGTGGTTCCAACACCAGTTGGGCCTGTTGTTCCTTGTACGCCTGTGGCACCCGTAGCACCTTGTACTCCAGTCGGTCCAGTTGCACCTTGAATACCTGTAGCACCTGTTGCACCATCAACACCCGTAGCGCCAGTAGCTCCGGTAGTTCCCGCAACACCAGTAGCACCAGTAGCACCTGCGACACCTGTAGCACCGGTTGCACCAGTGACTCCAGCCCCTGTGGCACCTGTAGAACCCTGGATGCCAGTAGCACCGGTTGGTCCTTCCACGCCAGTAGCACCTGTGCTGCCCACACCTGTTGGGCCTGTGGAACCTTGAACTCCAGTAGCTCCGGTGGCACCCTGAACGCCAGTAGCACCTGTGGCACCTTGAGAACCTGTGGCTCCAGTAGCTCCAGCGACACCTGTAGCTCCGGTGGGACCTTCTACCCCTGTGGGACCTGTAGAGCCCTGGACTCCGGTTGCTCCTGTGGCGCCATTAGCACCTGTTGCACCTTGAACACCGGTTGAACCTTGTGCTCCTGTTGCACCTGTAGAGCCTTGTGTACCAGTAGCTCCGGTGGGACCAGCGACACCCGTAGGGCCTGTTGTACCTTGCGGACCAGTTGGCCCTGTAGCACCTTGAACGCCGGTAACACCCGTAGGACCTAAAGGACCAGTAGCGCCTGTGGGGCCTGTTGTTCCCTGAACACCTGTTGCACCAGTTGCACCAACGGGGCCTGTAGCACCAGTTGGACCACCGGGATCACCGGCAGCACCGGTGGCACCAATCATGTTGTAGTTCTTTTCCAGGCCCTGGACGTCATAAGAATGCCAGGTGCCTTCTTGACTGAGGATTGCTTCTTCTCCAGCCGAGAGGTTGCCGTACCACAGCGTTGTTACTGTTGTTCCGTCCGTGTGATCAACACGGACATTATTAGAGCTAGATGGGTCATCATTACGGATGACCATTGTTCTGATATTGCGCTGAACCCCAGTTGCTGGCGCAGTGACAACAGTTGTTGTGCCACTGACCATAACACTTGTATTCTGCCTGCCAGGACTTACAACACCCGAGACGTTATCAACGTAAGAGGCGTGTATTTCAAGTTGAGTTGCATCGGTTGCAACAACTCGAATAATGTCGTTAACTGAGGTAAGTAATAACACGCCTGCTCTTTATCACGCCTGTGCTTTAATCATTTTACTATCACTGGCTTGGTTTCTCTCCAAGCGCTGGAACGTATGACAAATTGTTTTTGTCGTACATAGTAAACCCATCAATCTTGATGTAGTTCAGTGGTATATTAAACAATCTTTGAAGCATGGGTTGCATTACTTGTGACTGACAGTTGTAAGGCGGAACATCCATATATGTAAGCGCACGTGCCGCTAAATCCTTTGTAATTGCACGATGATCTTTTTCGTATTCGTCAACAAGCTTTTGCTCCCAACTTGCCATGCTTTCAATTTCAACAGGGAAATCAGACGGCTCTGGAGGGAACACACCATCTTGAAACCGAAGGGCGTAAATATGCTTACAGTAGCGCATTTCATCTAATACTGGAGACCAAATATCAGTCAAAGAAGTGATGACATTATTGGTTGCAGCATAATCTTCGTAAGACGGCATGCCTTCTGCCGTGGATCCTGTTAATCCTGGATTGCTGGTAGTACGTAAGTACAAAGAACCAAATTCCGAGTAAACACCAGGGCTGTCGCGAGCAGATCGTAAATCAACAGATGTTGCATCAGTAACAGTACCAGGGACAGTCAGGTTTTCACTTGGAGCAATGATTTCAAGAATACGATCGACATCTGCTTGAGTCATTGCTGCATTATCAACAATGCCAAGTCGTTTGAGCAATTCATTGCGACCGGGTTTAACGCTGGAAATAGCACTACGAGGAAAAGCTTTTTTGTTGCTTTTCCCTAGATCCATCATGTAGCTGTATTCACGACGCGTAAAATCCTGACACGTACAACAGTACCTAGCGCCTGTAATAAAATATCTTCCAACATTTGGAGGCCTTGTTGAAGGCGTAACCAAAGCACGGTCAGGAGTTGCCTCGACGGAACCAGCCTTGCGAAGCTTTAATATACCCGTCTCTTCATTCGTATCAACTAATACGGCTTGCACATAGCCATATCGTTTTTGTTCTATTGGATTGATTGTATCCCTGTCAATAATTTCTCCATTTGCTTCCAAAATACGATCTTCAAGCACTTCTCCGTTTAATGCTTTTAGACCTTCGATTGCTTGACTGATATCAACGTATAAAGGAGGTGGAAGTTTATTGCCTGAACTCCAGGCTCCATTGAGCTTTACATACCAATAATCATTGTCTTCTGTAACGGATTCAATGTACAAATCAAAGCTTTGTTGTTTTGCATCATCGTCTAACCATTGGCCAATATTTTCGTAGTCAGTGAACTGTGCATCAAGCCAATATTGGGTTACTAAAACGGAATAACCGTCAACCTGGTCAAAGCGTACACTGCCAGATTTTTTGGTGCCAGCCCAATGAATACCAAACTCTTTATTCGTAGTGGGAAAACCTGCAAACGTTCCGTTGATGTCTGGGTATTCAGTGCCGGGTGGCAATACGCCTGATGCAAAAGGGACAGTGTATTTAAAGTTATAAACGTAATTATTGTCATGCAAAGACGCAGTTGCTATTTCGTAGCCCCTGCGCCAACGCGTCCAAGCGGATTCACGGTTTGCCGAATAGATAGAATTCGGTACGCTTCCCCTGGAAAACTCAGTTGTAATCGGCTTCAGTTTAAATGGATCTTTTGTTATTGCCTGACTGAATCCACCAAATGAGCCGAAACCATTTGATGATTTACCCATGGATTAGAAGAATCCGCCTTGAGCAATAATGTGAGCACCTGGTGTATAGCCAGATGGATTTGCAGCATCTGGGAAAACACCTACGTAAATACGGTCGCCCCGTTCCAGGTAGATGCCTTTGTTGCGTAAAGGAGCCGTAGCCCCTAAACCATTTGTGTTACCGGCATGCATTACTGGCGCTGCAAGCTGTGGCATTACGTCAGAGCAATCAACCGTACCACTGTTGGCAGGGACTGTCTTGGCAAACAGCACACGGTAATCACCCGAGCCAGGGATTGGAACAGTTGTATTACGTGTCTGATAAAAAACAAAGGTTACTGCTGGTTGATAACCGTAAGCAACGCCTTTGTATTCAAAGCCAGAAGTGCTGGCGCCCGAATAATTAAGTGCCGTATTGACACCTGTCAGCGTAGAAGTACCGGTGTATGTGTAATAACCGTAACCGCTGTAAGGTGCACCGGAACCTGTTAGTACACCCGTAGAAGAAACAAAGACAATCTGGCCGCTCACCAAAGAGATGGGCGTACCAGACGTCGATACATTGACGGTGTAATCAGCTGCGCGATAAAAATCGTTGCGTGTAATGGTGATCGAATCAACAACACCGCCACTGTTATTATCTTCGCTGAGGTTGGCATCCATGTCCACCAAGATGGATGGAGCCTGTCCACCTTGCACAAACAAGGTATTAGCAGACGAACTGCCAACAGTCTGTGTTGTTACACGAACCGTGTCGTATAACGGGCGATCAACAAGAAGTGGCTGCTTGTTTGTAGATGTCGAGCTCACTGTTATTTACGTTATTGTTGTTTGTATTCTAACTGGTTTGGGCTAATCAAATACTTTGTTAAATCAAACCAGAAAGAAATTCTAGCCCTGTTGGTTGTGGCGCCAGCAAATCTTTTAACAAGCGTTGCTGAATCATCTCCGTAATAGTCGGCTGTTTCTCTTCTACACCAAGCAGTGCATTGGTAAACTCTTTTAAAAAGTCTGCACTTGAAATCTCATTACTTGAAGGAGATTCCGTAGCAGGCGCCGAGCCGGCTAAGGGTTTTAAACCTTTTTTGTAAGTCTCTTCTAACGAAGAAAAACTTTTGACTGGTTGACCATAAGCGCTGCGACCCGCCAACGTTGGAAGAGACGCCCATTCAGGTGCTAGTGCTGCAACAAATTCAGGTGTTAAACCTTTTTTCTGCAGATAAGATAAACCGCCAAGACCAAGAGTGCGTTGGCGAGCAAGGTCAAGAGCGGCAATATCCTGCTCCAGCGGGCCAAACGAGCCGAGGTTTAATTTTTGCTGTTGTTGTTTCCAGGTTGGCGTAAGGAATTGATAAGCACCTGCTGCGGTGCTTCTTCCTCTCATGACTTTGTCTGGATGTTGCTGGAGATTTGGAGCCAGCGAACCACCAAACATTACGCGATAAGAATCAGCCCCACCGCGTTCAGTGCCTTCCGCAAAACGAAGCATTCTAAGCAAAGCCTGAGCTTCTGGTGTTTGCCTGAATTGTTCGTAAAATTTGCGGTCAGCCATATTAACAACCTCCTACCCAATTTGACTCCGCCTTGAGACCAGGAGCAAAGATAGTTTGCAGCGCAAGAACTAAACTGAGCTTGGTAGTAAGACGTTTGACAAAATTAGGACAGAGAATCATCGGTTTAAAGCAACAACACTGGCCTCCGTGAATCAAAGATTCGTTATCCAGCGGGTTGGACTTACATGCAGAGCAATGCCAAGAAATCAAATATTAGCTTGGTTTATAAGACCCTGGAATTTTTTAAGTAACTCTGGATCAAGATTGACTGCATTAGGACCAAATGCTTGAGTTGTACCAAATGAAGTAACTGCGGGAAGGCCTTGGGGAGATTCGACGCCTGGAGGAGGTGTTGTCAACAATTGCTGGGGAGTTGTGAAGCCAAACCCAGAACGTGCTGCATTACCAGCAACAACACCCCGAATCGCATCGTAACCAGATTGACCAGGCTTAACTTTTGCAGCAAGAGTGGGATTAGCTTTAGCCCACATCTGCATGCCGATATCCTCAGCGGTCTGAACTGCTTCTGGTGTGGCGCCAGGTGCAACAGCTTTTAGACGAGCAGCTTCATAACGTTGAAGTTCAGGGTCTTGCGCTGTCAATTGAGCGACGCGAGATGCCTCTTGTTGATAAGCGCGTTCTGCTGCGGAAGGAGTACTCGAAAAAGATTGTTGTTGAGATCCTGGGACATAACGCCCATACATTCCAGTATCTTGTGCTGTTGCCGGAATACTTGGACTTCCCTGCCGATAGCGAGAATAATAATTTCCAGGGATGCCTCCAAAAGCGGAATTTAAACCACTTAAAGCTCCTCCGAGGCCTCCCAGGAGTTGAGATGCTCTGGTTTGGAAAAACTCACCCTGTCCGAAACCAGGCTTTGTCATCATAAGTTCACCGCTAGGCTGCTGCCACCTACGGCCTTTACCTGGAACATTGATCCAACGACCTTCAGCCATTACCGCCAAACCTCATTTAAATAAAGACTAGAACCAACAGCCGTATCAGCTGGACCAGGTAATGCCTGGATAAATTCAGCGCCAGAACGTTCGTAACGGTAACGAGCCTGGAACGGATCTTTGTAATTAGGAACGTAAAGAATTTGGGCTAATCGATTCGTCTCGTAGAGATAGATTTCATCCCAAACCTTGAGAGCCTCCTTGGCATTACTTGACCGAATTGTACGGTCAACGTCACCAGCAATGCTCTCCAACCGAGTCGAAGGCGAAGTCGCCACTTCCGTCTTCTTCTCTGCTGTGTCACATCGTCCAATCTGGATGATGATTTTATTGTAGAAGTATGAATCCGGAATGGTATTCAGAGCTTCTTCCAGACGAGCGTAATCACCCGCTGGCACAGACACTGTGAAGTAGCCCAAATGATATCGGACTCTACTTTTATCGTAGTCGCTAAGCTCCACAGTCCTTCTTGCGTCTTAATTATTATAAATGGTATGAATTAACCTAAAATATTGGGCACAGTAAACGGATTTGATTGCAGGCTAGACGCAATAAAAGAATTCAAAAAATTCTGTTCTTGCGAAGGTTGGAATAATTGATTAACCAAGTCACGCTGTAATTTAGTTTCAAAACTTTCTTGTCGTGTTTCTCTGCCGCCAGCGCGCATACCTAAAAGAAGGCCTGTCAGCAGTGTTTCAAACTGATTCCCTTTTGCTTCGGCTGGAGCTTGCGCAGTTGTTGTATTTGTAAGATCAGATGCCTCTCCCAGGCTTTTCATGTGGCCGTAGCCAAGCTCATATTTTTGATCTGGCGTTAACCATGCTGCAACATTACCAAGACCACCTTGATCAGGTCTGGGGATGAATTTAACGTTTCCTTCGACAAAAATATCAGTTCCTTCTTTGCCTGCATAATCACGACCACGATGATCAGTACTGGCGTCAGGGATACCGGTATTTCGTGGACCCCAGCCAGATGTCATTGTAAGACCTGCGGCTGGGTTAAGAATCAATCCACCTTTGCCGTCATCAATATATTTAGGAACGCGATTTGGTCCGACCCTAACATTTAAAAATTTGCTTCTATGGATGCCAGGATCTTCGTATTGATTTGTCTCGAGATTTCTTACATACGCGTGAAGATGTGGGCCACTGGAAACACCCGTGGAACCAAGCTGTCCTATGCGTGTGATATTTGCCATGAATTAATTTTAAAATAAAAACCCCCAGAAAACTGGGGGTCATCCTAGTATGGAAACTTTATTATACTCGGATTAAGTCAGCGGCAAGAACTGCGTCCCAATCAACACGCTTAATCTGTTTCAGCTGTTCGAGGTTGTGAAACCTTTCACCCGACAAGGACATCTGAAGATCTTTAATCTCTCGAGCTGTCTTTAAGCCAATGCCTTTGATGTGATCAGCGATCATTTGGGCAGTGGCTGAGTTGATATTTAAGCGATGGTCGGGTGGGAATGTACGCGGCTCCTCTTTTGCTGCTTTATCTTTTACTTGAAGAGTCTTAACTTTTTTGGTTGCCTCTTCATCAGGTTCAATCTCAGTTTTGTAAACAGTGAAAAGGCGACCGTCCTGATCTTCGACCATGAACCAATCGCCTTGATCCCATTCGCTTACAACTTTGACACGTGCACCTGTTTTTTTATGCTGATAAAGCATTGCTGGAGAGGTTGTCATAAGGACCAGTATTTACCTGGTCCTAGTTTAACCTAATCAGCTGACGGTGCGGCCCAGCAGGTAGCCATCAATGTCCTCGTAGCCAGGAGCTTCGTCAGGCTGGAGGTAGCACACTTCAACCACGAAGTAACCAGTACGGCCAGCAGATGCGTCACCACTGGAGATGTACCAACCACCGGATGTGGAGGTAGCAGTTTGCGATTCACGGGCTTGCACGTAGAACTGAGCCGCACCAGTGATCTGCTTGTAGACGTTGGTAGGCAGAACACCCGTAGCGCCGGTAGCAGTCAGGAAGGGCTGAGTGCTATAACCAGCAGTGCCACCAGCGAAGAAGATTTCGCCATTCTGCTCACCCGAAGTAGTGGAGGTCAGGTTGGCCTGGGACACAGCCTCACCCACAGTGCCAGTCGAAGTCAGACCGGTGGCGAAGGTGATCACGTTGCCGGTAGCAGCGTAGATGCCAGAAGCAACACGACCGTCACCCCAGCCAGAAGCGACGGAGATCGTGGCGCGATAAATATAAGCAGGCAGTGTGGTGCTGCCAGAAATCACCATGCCGGTGATGTCGGGGCGAGTGTCGTCCTGGCGATAAGGCGAAGGAACAATCACTTTGCCGGAAGCAATGGCGCCAGCACCAGAGGTGGTGGTGACAGCCACATAACCACGCTGCTGGAAGTAGCGATAGCCAGGGACAGCCAGCACCGAAGTGGGGCCACCCTTGGAGCCATCATTAGTGCCGTTGTCGTTGGTATCAATGTTCTTGTACCAACCGTTCAGCGGCTCGGCCCAGTTACCTGGGAAGATTTTCTTAGCGGACAAATAGGTCATTTATTTTCCCTTTTGTGTAGATGTATTAGTTTAACGATCAGACGGTGCCGTCATCCTGCACAAAGCTAAACGCGGTCGTGACAAAATCCTTGTTCAGAATTTCAAAACCAGCGTAAAGTTGCCAAATAAGAATGATGAAACGGCTGAAATCGTCGTTGTTGTTGATGAGGACCTGAGCATTCGGACCACCGATACCAACACCCACAGACTGCGGGCCGAAAAAGTAACCTTGGGCAACTTCCTTGGAAGCATAAGTGGAGCCGCCATCAAACGAAGCAGTGACGTTCTTGGTCGGGAAGTTGGTGGACTCGAAGAACTTGACGCCTTCAAACTGCACACCGGTAGGCATGACAGGCTCGCCACCCAGGAAGTAGGCTTGGCCAGCCTGGGGACCCATGTAGAAGCTGGCGTTGTTAGGCATCATGGGGTTGCCCATGTACATGCCTTGACCAGGATTACCAGCGTAACGAGCGATCTCGCGGAAGTCTGGGTCACGACGCAGGTGCATCATGAAGGTAGGATCGCAGATGCAGCGATACAGACCATCGGCGAATGTCGGGACGTTGCGCTTACGCAGGTCCTTAACAATGGTCAGCAGGTCAGTGCGAACCTGGAACTGCTGAACTTCGGCAGTGTACTCAGCGGTTTCGTACTTAATACGACCGGAAGAATCCTTGGTCTTACCACCAGCAAAGTAGTAACCACCTTGGGTGGTGGAAGCGGCACCATTGGCTTCGGCTTTCGAGAGTTCGTCAAGGAACACCCGGTCGCGCCAACGGCGATAGTCGTCGAGCAGCGTCAGGCTACCGATCGACTGGTGGAACATATTAAGGTTGCCAGAGTCCAAGAGCAGGCGCTGAGCCGTGATCAGGGTCTCGCGGGCAATCTTAAAGGTGCTAGGCTGGGTCGGATCACCCGGATCAGCAGGGCCGGTGTACTCTTTAAGCACCACCAACACCTTTTCCTTTGTGATGTTACGGCTGTTGGCGGTACCGATTGTTTGATCGGCAATACGCTCACGGCTGTCCTTGGTGCCAGGGGTCCCCCAGAACTTATAGCGGTCTAACTGAACTGTTTGGCCAGGCTGACGAGTGAAGTCATGAACGACCACTGGCTCGACGGCCATCTCGGCAATGTAAGCAGGGTGGGGACGATAAAGTTCCGCACCTAAGATTTTTGGAAAATCGTTCTCCTGGTCTCTAGTCTCTTAGAGGGGTGGACTATCTCTTCATCCCTGTGGGATGCCGGACGCTAAATCTGGTATTACGTAACAAGGTCGTGTTACACCCAGTAGTCTCTGCACCTTCCAACCACGCTTGATTGGCTTGGCTCAGGATTACCCTCGTCTTTACGTTAGGGCTTCCCTGAATTCATCCGGTTTGCACCCATCGATTGCTCGGTGGGGTGACAACGTTGAG